AGAATCGCCAAATAGTAGAAATCCTATTTTATCATTTGGAGTAGAAATTTGTATTGCAGTATGGTCATTCTCTTTTACATTTAAAATTGTATGCGAATATGAAGATACGCTTGGGTCAGGGTCAGATGCTTGTACCGTCAAGCCTGTAAGAGTGCCTACTGAGGTGATATTCGGTTGAGATGCAGTACCGAGTGTACCAGTAATATCTCCACTAAAGGATGCTGTACCAGTAACGGTTAATTTTTCTGAACCACTTACAGCTCCACCAAGCCCAAGTGATCCCATTTGGAATCCAGTTCCGTCATCGTCTATTTTAACTGCTGTAATGGCATCATTAGCTATATCAGCCGTAGCTATAGTAGCGTCTTGAATTTCGGTGGTTGTGATTACATCTGAGCCTACGACGAGAGCGACGTCAGCAGGTGCGTTGCCGTAATAAGCCATTAGGTCATCTCCATAATAGAGACAATAATGTCTACAGAAGAACCAGCACTAGCCTTAGCCTTGATTGCGTCTGTGGCTTGTAAAACTAATTTGTTCCCCTGCATAATCTCAAGTGTACCTCCTGATGGTATTGGTAGTCCCTTGCCTAAATAAACATCGGCATTGGTTTCCGTGTCGCTAGTATCTGACACGATCTGTACATCTACTGTCTTGCTACTTGCAGAAGTGTTGGCAAGTGATATGCCCAAAACTACTGTACTGGTAGAAGATGGAGCTGTGTACACAGTTGCAAGTGAAGTGGTTAGGTTTGCTTTGGTTTTTAATTTAAAAGTATTTGGCATTATCCAAGTCCAATGCTTAGGGCTACCGCCTCGTCAATAGCCGTTTGTTTCGCCTCATCAGATTCCACAAAGTATTTGAGGTTTCCTGAGGAGTCTTTGAAATATAATTTTTTGTCTGCTGTGTTAATCGCGATCTCTCCAGCAACCAATGTAGTCCCCCCGCTTACAGGTGGGGTGTCTCCAGCAGTGCTACTTTTCTTTAGCTGAAGAGTGTTACTAGCCATTTAAAATGTTCCACACTCAATTGTGGCATCGGTCATTGTACTAGCTTTTACTGATGCAAACTCGGCATTACCAACAGCGCCACTAAATACTTCAGAGGTGTTAGTAGCGTCAGGTATATATCTGAATACGTTATCGGTATCATCCATACCAAAAAATCCGACCTTGCTCGTTGTACCATTGTGCCATTTAAACTCTACACCCCTATCCTTGTCATCGTTTGTACCACTGCCATCACCACCTAACGTAAAAATAGGATCATCAATGGTGACTGTTGTAGAGTTGACTGTAGTCGTTGTACCGTCAACTTGCAAGTTACCAGTAACAGTAACATTACCAGTTAGAGTTGGGTTAGATACAATTCCATATGTGACTGTTCCCCCGCTTTGAGATACGTCAGTTTCATTCGTAACCCCAGCAAAGGTGAGTGTGCCACCCAAAGCAATATCGCTGGGAGTGCTACCATCAGTAACCACTACCTTAGCATTCGTTATCTTCGAATTGGCGATTCCACCAACTAACATAGCATTAGTGATTCCCAATGCTTTAACGCGCAAAGTATCACTATTGGTTTCAATTGAGCTATCATCCACGTTCACGCTTAGTACACCTGAGGAGTGCCCCAAGCCATCCCCCGCTACAGATGATGCGATTGCAAGAGTAACACGGTTATCCGCATCCCCACTTTGCACCGCTTTGGTGATACCATCACCAGCGATAATATCTTTAAGTGTTGATAAATGGAACGGGTTTGTAGTTCCATTGCTATCGGTCTGTTTACCGACAAATAATTTTTCGTTGTTATTCGACCATGCAACTTCACCATAAGATAGCGATGATGGATCGCTTGATGAATTATATGATGATGATCGTTTGACTTGTAAGGTGTTTGATGCCATAATTTAGCCTTTAGCTTTAGATAAAAGTTCCCCCATCGATTGTTTTGTTGTCGAGGCTCTGTGATGCGCTTAACGTCACTACTGCTGAACTATCTCCAAATGAGCGACCTGTTAAGTTGTTAATGTCAGTTGCAGTAGCGGTTACTGTTGTGCCAGCGAGTTTCAAACCATTTGTTCCGTTATGTCCATTAACATTTACGTCGGTTGTGCTAATCTGCAAAGCACTCTGAACACCCTCACCATCTTCAATTGGTTTAAGTGTGGTCTCTAACCCTTCATTGGTATTTGCCTCGGTGTGGACGGTCAGTAAGTCTTTGTAAGTTAGTGCTGGAGTTTTACTCGTTAAACCTGCCATAATGTTTTTAATCTCTCACTGTTTCAATGTTTAAACTATTTATTCCGTTCTCGTTTTTTCCGTTCTTCAAGAACGCGCTTACCGTATCCTGTTGACATAAATGGAGCATACTTATCGATAACCTTTGCAAAGTCCTGTCCGATCCAATCGGTATCCCCATCCTTCCAATATAAGTGTTTACCAGCTATTGGTATATGTCGTATCCACTTTGCTCCCCGCTTTTGGAAATCTCGCCATGCGTATTTAGCGGGGGTGCGGGTGTTTTTATACTTGTCTAAACGCCTATGCAAAAATTGTATATCTGAAATAGGATCATCGATATAATCTACAGGTGGGATGAGCATTTTAATTATTGCCTGAGAAGTTTTGCTGTTGATAAAGTTGTAATAATGATATCTAGATATTCCAGCGAGCTTTAGCAAATTAGAAACCACCAGTTCATCTAAGTCTGTTTTTCTTCCAGCCATCCAATCCTTTATGGTATCAGCACTTGCCTCTGCCATTGCCAAGACTGTTCCCAACATTACCATGTTCATTATAGCGGAGGCGTGTTTACCCTCCTTCTTAAGCATATTAGTTTCATTGACAAACACATCAAATCTTTTGAGCATGAATGTTTTGAGCATATAAAATATTCTGCCATTAGGATGCCTCAAATAGCCTACAGGAACTTCAGACCTTGCAACTGGCTGTACGTCCAACAGTTCACTGTATGCTAAGAGTGTGGTTAGCTCTGTACGCTTACCAGTAGATAGCTCTTGTATTAGTTGTGCATACTCTTTATCATTAAACTTTCTTTTGATGCGTCTTTGTATATCACGAGTTAGTTTGTTGTTTTTCCCGCGCTGTATTTGCTTTGCGCCCTTTTCAAAATTTTTCATCACGGTGTTGACATACGTTTCTTTACCAGCGCGATCCATAGTTGTTAAACCTGACAGTCTAAACACCCAAGTCATTGCTCTTTGTAAGGAAGTTTGATTATCACTCAACTCTTGCAGTATGCGATTGTCCACACCAAGCTGTTTAAGTTTATACTTGTTTAAACGGGTTATACTTTTAAACATCTCGCCCAACACATTAGTGTATGTAGACGGTCTAATTAGACCCAGTCTTTTACCTTTACTTGATCGATAAACAGCCACACCTAAATCTCCTAACTGTGTAACCGCGCTAAACACACTACCCATTGTTGATATATAGCCAATACTTCTTACCCCTGACCATAATGGGTGCATTGAGTCGTCTTTAAAATAAGTAGTCAGCAGTTCCCTGACTCTCTCAGTTTGATCGTTATTTAATTTATACTCTGACTGTAAATCTAATATCATTGATCCAACCTGATCTTCAAGACCCATATAAGGCAATCCAGTTCTACCTTGCTCTTCTATCCTGAGCTGTTCCATTGCTTTTTGGATTGCGGGTGACTTTCTATTTTTATAGACCAACAATCCGTTTTTCTCGTTCAATATAAAGCGTTTAACCCTATGATCGTATATACCCACCCCTTTGATCTTAGTATTCTTGGGCAACACTCTTACACTATAACGGTTAGGTCTTCCCCCTAAAAACTGGGCGACAGCAATTTTCTTAGCCATGCCACTTCCATACCTTGCTAATGTGTTATGAGGCTCATCGTAAAAACGTAATTGGTCAACAGTTAGCTGATCTATTTTTCTAGATTGCGTCCACTTAGTGCTACTATTTAATAATCCTTTTTGCTGGCGTAATAATATATTGGCAATAGCCATTTTTTCCTCATCGGTCAGATCGCGTCCGCGCTTAGATCGAGCATCGTTAAAAGCCTCCTGTAGCTTGCTCTGTTTTGCTGATGCGGTAATACCACTAACATACTTAAAGAAAGCACGATAATCGACAACTTCACGTGGGAAGTGATTTTCGATATGACCTATATCTACACCTACAGCCATTGCTTGTTCATGCAGATTTTTATGAGCTTGTTGGAATGCTCTATACTGACTGATTCGTCGTTTAGATTTTAAAATTAATTCAACAGTAGCCGTATCACCATTATATAAAGCTAATTTAAGTGCTACATATTCAGCCTTTTTCTTACGACTCTTAGCTTTCTTTTTTAGTTTCTTAAGCGTTTTTCCAAATGGAGTAACTGCCTTTAGGTAAGCGTCTAAAAGGTCGCTTTCTCTCTTTTGATACCTACGAAGGCGTTCAGCTAATTTTGGGTTTATACGAGAAAGTTGAGATGAGATTGATTTAAATAAGTCACGTATTTGTCTAGGCTTATTAATACGCTCATCGCGTCTTGCATTTCTTGCCTCTCTGCGAGTAACCTTTTTATTAAAGGCTTTTGCGTATTCTTTTTCTTGGGCTTTGCCTAAACTAAAGCCCTCTCCTCTCTCTAACTGAGACTGGAGATTACTATATGCTTGTTTCCCTGTTTCAGAGACATAGCCTTCTTTTTCAAGTCTATTGACTTCTGAGTCCCAGTAGTCTCTAGAGTTTTTTCTGTTTTGCTTTTCTGAGAGGCTTTCGTTTTCCTCGACTCCTTCAAACGTAATACTGCCTCGTGTAGCTGTTGTTGTGTCATCTATAACTCCTTTGTCTTGCAAATCTAATGCAATTTTATCACCTAGATCAATGATTATTATTTTACCAGTATTGCCACGTATCTCAATTGTGTGATCTATGCCTATGTCATTTAAATTATTTGATATTTCTATTACGCCTTGTTGATCTGTGATTGGAAATGAAGTTTCATAAACAAGATCACTTCCATTATTGTCAGGCTTAAAATGCATTACCTGATATTGATCCCCAAGTAAGCCCGCATAGGCAATATATAAATCAAGCGCATTTTGATCAGGATTTTCGACAGTAAATACCATACTGTTTTCTTTGCCAAATTTGTTTGTAACAGCACCCGCTTGTGCGTGTCTGCCATTAAGATTGATGTCTTTTGCAACATCAGCAAGTATGCCAAAATATCTTAATTCACGCTCACTGTTGATTGATTCGAACACCCCCTCAACAGTTGTTTCACCCTTCCTTCTAAATGTTGCCATCACTTTGTCAGAATCCATACGAGCATCGAAAACTGACGGCTTTCCTTCTGAAAACGCTCTTAGCTCTTCCACCATCACTGATTCGCTAGGGACTACATATGCATTAGAACTTGTAGCGCGTAAATCACGATATTTCATAAAGGTTTGTGCATTTTTCGATACGCTAGGATCAATCGTATTGGTCAAAGTCTCTATGTTAAATGGTCGCGACAATTCTCTAACATTTTTAAAAACAACTTGTGCTGGATAGGTATCGTGCTTTTTTGTTCTCTCATCACCTCTTAAGATTTTATCAAACTGTGCTACATATAAAACTTTACCACGATTTAGGTTAACATCAGGTTCGGAGACCATGCGCTCAACATCAATGCGTAACTGTTTTAAGGTTTTTCTATTCTTTTTTGCTTTGCGTGCATTTTTCTTTTTTTCAAGTTCAAATACTTCCTTGAAACGTGGATTGGATTGACTTGATGATTCTTTAGGGTATTGGTAAATAACAATTACATCATTACCAGCTTTCGCTAGATTCTCTAGGGCTGTTGCACCGCGCTCACTTAATTGCCACCCACTATATTTTTCGGGGTATCTGATACCCTCAACAGATCGTCTACCTTTAGCATCTCTAGCAATAGCATCACCACCCATAACGAATATTCCACCCTCGCCACGTGAGCCAAGTGAAAATAATTCTATCTGACCCGACTTGGTTTCTTTTGATACTTCTACTGGCTCGTAGTTGACCGCTTGACTTGCATCAGGAATATTATCAGATATTTCAAATCCATCAATTAAGTTTGTACCATCATCTAATATCAATTCAGCTTTGAAAGACTCATTTAAGCTTTCAGGTAAAACCGCATAATCGGGAAGAGCAACATCGTACCCTAATCCTCTGATAAATGCTTTGGAGAATAGCTCCTCCCCAGTATACGGCAATGACTCATTATTTAACTGAGCCTCATTTTGAACACCAGCTATCCATCCATCAATATCAGCCTTAAGCTCTGCGTTAACTTCGCCCATTCGGCTAAAGACAGCTTCTGCTGTATCCTCAAGGAAATCGGCTTGGGTTGCCTCTTTTGATAGCAAAACACGTCTTGTCCCGTCCCCGAATTCATAGTTTGTTGCTTGGACTGGAATTCGATATCTCTTAACATCGTCATCGACATATCCATCTTCTCCTTCCTTGATTTGTTCGTTTTCAAATTGACTTGGGTTGTAGTTCGCATCAATTAGTTGTTGTTCTGTAAATACATCTTCTATTGGCAATTCAGAAAATCCGATACCAATCTTATCTTTATAATTAGTTAACTGAGATACTCTACCAGCGTATTCCGTTTCTACTTCTGTTGTCGGTTTTTGATACTGCTTAGTCTTTGCTGTAATAATGTCTTGGACTAACGGATCGTTTTCAGGGACTTCAATGGAATTTCCGTTGTCAAAAGTTAGCCTGACTGTACCCGCCACTGCGCCTGTGCCAATCTCTACAACACTTTCTGCGACGATAGCTGGTATATTAATCTGCTCACCTTCTTCAGGGTCTAAAGCAACTAATTGACCAATAGCCTCTCCCGTTCCACCAAGCCCAGCTTGAGTTAATATTTCTTTACCTAAGGCGCTTAAGTTGCGGGTTAAACCCATACCTTTTGCCATTTTTAAATAGCGACCAGCAACACCACCACTAATAGCATCAAAAACAGCTACAGGAACACCTTTTTCCAAAGCCTCTTGTTGTGCCTTTGAATTAATTTCTTCGTTAGTAAATGCCTCCGCTAATTGATCGGGGTCTTTTACGTTAACTCCTTGCTGACTAAAACTGCCTAGTATTTCACTTGCCCATTCAATACCTAATGAAGTTATAAAACTTGTAGTTGCAATACTGAGAGCGATTGGTGCACCAACCACAGCACCACCAACCATTACTGGTACACCAACAGCAATACCTGCTGGCAAAAATTGAGTAAGACTTTCGGTGGCAAGCTGTGCAGTAACAGCAATGGGGTCTGCTTTTAATTCTTTTAATGTTTGACCGAAATCGTTTTCAGGATTCATCGCCTTATCAAAGGTCTCCGATGCTGGCAAATCTTCTAATTTAGATTGTTCTATTGCAATCTGTCTTACACGCTCCTCAGGGTTAATACCCAACTGATACCCCAAAACATTGGTCATCGTTTTTAAATTACCATATCCCCTTAGAAACGCATTTTTTGCACCTTCTATTTCATCGTCAGAAATATCTAGAGCAGTCAACACATCGTTTTTAAAAGTTTCGTAATCAGACTTCTCTTGGTCGGGATTTACTTTTGCAATTTCATTTCTAATGCCATCAGCAGTATGCTGACCAGTCTCTATGAGCTTGTCTATCTTTTTTTCTTGATTAGGAAACTCACTGTACAGTTTTTCTTTTTGTTTTAATAGCTTGTCACGATTTTTAACTCTGACCACTGCACCCTGATAGTTTTGTTCAGCTTGTGCTTGTTGTATCGTTCTAACATAATTGCTAACAGTTTCATTGTCGGGTTGGAGTCCAGTATAACGTGTAACAAATTTTAAAGTATCTTGACCTGTCTCGTCCCATATTTTATCAATAATATAGTTAGATGCCATACGACCCGTTTCAGGGTCTTCATAGTAAGCAGTATATAAATTAGGTTGATTGGGTAGAGGGTCTCCTTTTCGTGCCCCAAATCGCGCTCCTAATTCAGGAGTCCAAACATGAGCTCCAAAATTATTGTGACTTAAGGCTCGATTACCCCCCTCAAATAGGTCTACAACCTTATATAGAAAGCCATTTTTTTCATTCATTTTATTTAAATGAGCCGAATTTTCTTAGCATTTCAGATTCTTTGGATGGCTTTCGATTCGCCATTCTCATATATGCGTCAAACCCAGTTTTTGCACCTGATTTAATGTCGTCTAAAAACTTTCCAATGACTTGTCTTTTTGCCTTATCTACTTTGTTTTTTTGGACAATTGATTTTTGGGCGCCACGCTTTCCACCAGCCATTGCCACTTTCTTTTGTGGGCTTGCGTATATTGATGCCTCTGCCATTGAAGGAATACGAACCCCACCTTGCTCTACTGGTGCATCTTGGGTTCGTCCTTTATATACTATAGAATCTCTATTAGGACTTGGTGGGCGAAGGCTTTCTTCATATCTCCGTAGCGCATCATTGGCTTTTTTATTATCAGCTTTAGCACTCGCTATAAATCTTTTTTCCTTTTCAGCATCAGCAAATTTGGCTAATTGTTCATCCACAGTGCCACCCTTAGGTGTTGGTAGCTGTAGTCTATTTTTCTTTTGCTCTTCAGTTAATTTTTTACCCATATGTCTAGTATCTCTAAACATTCGTGGATTAGCATCTTTAAACTCTTGTGTCCAATATGAGTTTGGCATCATACGCTTTGATATAGGATCGCGCACCATCGCATATTCGCCTTTGTTTTGAGCCTGTTCTTTTTTCACCTCGATGATGTGGTCTAAATGCTTTCTCCGCGCCTCTCTTTTAGCGGTGTCTCGTCCTAGCTTACCCATATTGGCAATCTCTCTGTCAGACATATTAGGTGGCGGTAGTGATCTACGATAGGCTCTCTCTGTTGACGGATCGGGAGTAAATTTCTTTTTTGGTTGTAGGCTTTTTTGATAAGCTATTTCAGTCGGATTATTCATATCAGGCATTGGCGAAGTTTCACCAATTTTATTATCAAAAAGACTTTGCTTTACCTGACCACCCGTAGAAGGTTGTTTGGTAATATCTACATTAGCACCACCAAGATTGGGGTTTGCCAGTTGATTATTTTGATTCCCTAGCGGATTGTCTTTCAAACCTTTAGCTTTAGAAATCAGCGATCTGCCAGCGTCAGAGACTCGTTTGAAAAATCCATCTTTTTTTGGCTCAGGCTGTGGTGCAGGGGTCGTTTCTACAGGGTTAAGACCAGCCTGTACTCGCGCCTGATTAGATATTTCATTTTCTCTTAAGGCATTATCATATATACCTTTTGAGATCGTTGCGTCAATTAAGTTACCCTGATTATCAGTTTTCCATTCTTTATAAGTGCCATCATTATCGATATATACGTCTCTAAACTTAAATTGCCTCATTGTACGCAGGGCGTCATCTTGCTCACGGGATTTTCTTTCTGCCTGTAAAGTTAATAATTGTCCAAGAGGAGTTTGTTTAGGATCAAGTCGTTGCGTGCCGTACTGTATTTCTGCCATCACTTACCTTTCTTGTTTAACCAGTCGAATAACATACCGCCTTGACCAGCTAAGTCTACAAAGCCTTGCCGTTTTGCTTGATCTCGACCTAATCTAAATTGTTGTAATAAAGCCTCTCTTTTCATTCGCTCGTCAATGTTGCGGTTTTGTATAGACCTTGCGCTATCTACAATTGACTGATTTTTCATCATATCAGCTCCAAGTCCAGCTTGTACGCCAATGATACTGTTATCTAAACCCTGAGCCTGTAAATTGCTCATAACATTCTGCTTTGCCATATCTGCCTTATCGGCAAGCAAACCAGCTTGGTCGCTCAACAGACGATTGGACTCTGCGACGCTGATTCCCCTATTTTGTAAATATTTTTGGTATGACTTTTCTGCTTTTGAGTCTCCCCTAAAAAAGTCAAATGCTGGAGAAATCATTCCTCCGAGAATACTACCAATTCCAATTGCCATTTTATCCTACCTTTGTTGCGGTGATGTAATATAATACCCCATCACGGTCTTTAATGTATAAACGACCTTCATCTTCAGTGGGGTCTGATGGGGCAATTTGAGATTTAGTCAAACTTGTAAAGGCAAAATCTCCATTGCCTAAATCTTCTGATGTAATTTCTTTTGTTTCAAAATTAATTGAATTTTGTTTTCTAGATAAATCGGTTCTAGATGTACCATAGGGGTTTGTTTTTTTCTTAGGCATCTACTTCTACCTCTAGTTTGTTGATTTCAAGTGTTGTATTTGTCGATGTTGACGTTTCGACTTCTACCATAATACTGTTAGCTCTGCGACCAACAGCTATACTCTTATACTTGTTGCCAGTGTTGTTGGATGCCAATGTGCCACTCCACACTTCACTGGAATTACTGTTGTCACCATTAGCATATATTTTGGCACTAAGGTTGTCAGAAGGACTGCTATATCGTGCGTTTAAACGACGTATCGTGGTATTTCTACCCATATCAGTTAGCGCAACCCAGCCAGTACGACGCTTAGTGCTAATTGATTCGCCATCTGATCCACCCAAATGATAAACGGTACTATCAGCCATTAGTCATCTACCTCTATTTCAATTCGTTCAATACGTACATTATCAAGACTAGATAATGGGGTTTCAATCTGTACCTGAAAATACTTAACACGTGTACTTAACCTAATAGATTCGTGTGCAGGTGTAGATGAAGATGGTATCGTTTTAGTGGATACAGGGTTAACGGTATCTTCATCAGAAAATATCTTTACAGTCAGATCAACGGGACTCGTATAGTCAAGATTAATTCTTCTCAACATGACATTGCGATCCAAGTCGATAGGGGCTATCCATCCTGTGCGATATAAAGATTGTACCGATTCTGTTCCATTATTGGAGTCTAATTGATATACATTAGATTGTTTGGAGATGGCTGTTATCCAGCTATCGGTCAGTGATAGATTATCTAAGGCTAGAACGCCAAGCGCCTCAGTGGAAAAATCTGCCATTGACAACGAGTCATCAAAATTAACGAACAATATCCACTTCTTTTGAGATGTGGTATGACTATCTGCGACTGGTATACTATCTACAAACGTCCTGAAGTGTATCCAGTCACGCTCAAACTTGCTCCAAGTGTCGGTGGGCGTTAAAGTGTCTAGCATACTTCTAAAATGAATCCAGTCTCGCTGGGTGATCGTTGTCGCATCAGACATACCTAATGATTCATTAATTGGTACATTATATTTCCATGTGCGCTGGGATGTTGACGCTGTGTCGCTAACACCTAATGAGTCAGTAAGCGTCACATTGAAAAAGTTCCTCCATATCGATTCAGTCTTACTCCAGCTATCAGATAATGACAAACTATCAGACAGCACTACATCAATATATCTTCGCCATATTGATTCTGTTTTTGTCCAGCTATCCGCTAGGCTCATACTATCTGTAAGTTGAACGTCAAATATTGAGTTGCGCGTGAATGTATCGCTAAAGGATATGGAATCCGTAATTGCTACGTTGTGAAATGTTCTCCATATATTCTCTGTCTTTGTCCAACTATCGGCAAAAGAGAGTGAGTCGCTAAGGGTCACACTTAGTGTAGCTACCGTTATGCTAATAGAGCTGTTACTTCTATCTTTAAAAGTGCTGTTATTATATACTCTAACCCACAAATAAATGGTTGTGCCCGACAGACTTGTTGGAACGTCCCACGAGTAAGATGTCCCACTTTGATTAGTCGAAATAGGATTGCTCGTACTAAATGTTGTAGATGTGGTGTAGTATAAATCTACATTTCCAGTGTAGTCTGTTTTACTCCAAGTAAGATTGATACTAGCATTATGTGCAAATGAACCACTATTTGGGGATGTTAAGACAACAACTGGTTCAGGCTGTATACTAAAGGTGTTTGAGTCAGCAGTTGCTGTATACGCCATTAAGCACCACCACTATCATCATAATTACCAGTAATTGTTACAAAATAGTCCGTTCCAGTATCTAATGATGTTGGGGGTGTGTATGTGTAAGTCTGATTAGAGCTATTATTATGGGCTAGGCTCGTTACAATAGTGTCCTCTAACCCTGATGAGCTATACAAATAAATGTTGAAATAATTCCAAGTCACTCCAATTAACGACTTGGAAAAGGTTATGGTTTGTGAATTACCCTTATACCAAGTAGTGCCCGTTGTAGGACTTGTTATTGTGATAGTGCCATGAGACATCCATTATCCCACCGTGATAGTCCATGTAATGTCAATAATATCATTATCTACAGGCTGTATTCTGTTTGATCCTGTCAAGACTGCTGAGGCAAATTTATCCTGAAATGCACCGACTCCACCACCCTGAGCAACTGAATAATTTATACCAAGATAAAAGTCTGTAACGTAGTTTGAGCCAGTAACGTCGCCCTCAGCCCCAGCGCCCCAAGTTCTACGAGCACTCCACCTAGACTGGTTGGCGGTAGGTTGATCAGTCGAAACTAAGTTTTGATGAAACAATGCGTCAGTAGACTGCTCTTGCTCATTAAATTGCGTGTAGCTTGCTGTAGCAGAAGGAGAAGTAGCAAAAATACCATTCCTACCATTCTGCCCAGTACCAGCACTTGTCCCTCCCACATCACTGTCAGTGAAGTTTTGTGTCAGCAATATACCAGCATTACCGCTACTTGATGTCATGTGATTGACCAATAAATATTTTAAATCTCCCGACCCCCACTCAATAGTGTTGTTAATCGTAACCTCTTTAACAATACCTACGCTGGGTCTAATGAGTTTTAGCTGAAATAATCCTTTTATCATGTTACCGTTACCCTCCATACCACATCCAATTGATCCCCATCTGTTAGTGCAATATCACTCCAGTTTGAGCCCGTTGCGTAAAGTATGTTAAATGCCCCAGTCTGACTATTACCATCTGCGCCCAAATAGATATCCGTAACGGTGTAACTCTGCGTTACACGTATTGTGCCTCTCCATTCAACATAATATCCCGTACTACCATCTGATGTAATTGTAGTTTCAACGCTTGATGCCATTCCATAATAACCACTTAATCCGCTTAAACTCATACTGATGCCAGCCGTTCCAGCACCAATTCCAGTCAGCGCACTGCTGTTGCTACCCTGACCACTACCATCGTTACTATGTAAGTTTGAACCAATAGCATAGCGTGTATCTGCTGAGTTTAGAGCATCTGCTATTTTGTCTTTTATTGATGAATTAATTGCGTTATTTTGTTCGTGTTTTTCTATTGAGCCATCAGCTCTAGTTACTGTCGCTTTCCAATATCCTGAAACACCAATTTGATCTATCATCATAATCTAGCTTTCATTGTGTGTTGTATAAATTTTTAAATCTGCGTCAATACCCAGTAAATCAACTGACTTCGCAGACGCAAATGTCAATTTGTTCCACGATTCCACACCATTAGTGATTTTATCATAATCAAGAGCATATAGTGCAGTGCCGTTACTTCCGAACCTAAATAATACTCTATTTTTCAACGGATCATACACACCAATAGTTTGGTCTTTATTAGACGTGCCTGTATATATATCTTTTATATTATTGGCTACTGGAACACTAGACATACCTGCGCTTGTCATATAAATATTATCATTGCTGGCAAAAAATATGTATTGACCAGCCTCAACTATACTATTAGTCGCTACACACCCAATATTAACGTCGCTTTCTCGCAAATTATAATTAGATGGGTTTGCATTAGGCGCATATAACTGATATACCCCCTTCTCCATAAACACCATTAAATTGTCATTTACACTACGCATCGATATAATCTTACCGCCCTGACTGTCTTTAATCTGTATAAAATTAGACACTGGCAATATATCAGGCTGATTAATGCTACTGAAAATTATGAAGTCATCATGTCTTTCGTCTTCACCATCAGGATCAAGACTTACGTCTCCCGCGAAAAACCTACCATTGACAAAAGCTCCGTGCGTATAGTTGACTTTATTTTTTGTTGTTGCAAGTGGGTGCACCCTATCATTTGTACTGCTCACATCTTTAATATGTATTTTATATTTATTTCCAGTAAGGCTTTCATAATAATAACCATTCGTAAGTGCACCTATTGTTTGATTTGCACCTATCGTGGTTGATTCTGCGTTTAACTGTATGACTCGTCCAATACTGTCTAACACTGCTATATACTGAGAACCGATAGTTTGAATCCAGTTGGTTTTTTCGCCGACTGCCCAATCCCAATTATTACTGGTTCTTCCGTCATAGACTACATCTCTACCATAATAACCATGCTGGAGTGTGTAGTCTTGCGATTGTGTTGCGCCCTGATTGTCTCTCCAATATGCTCTTATTGTGACCGTAGTGTCCCAGTTAGAAACTCCTGCACCAAAAGTGCCTGAGCTCATTGTGAATAAGTTATCCGAATATGTGCCACTAGTTGATCCAGTATCATTAATTAAATAATAATTAGTATTCGCAATGCGTATAGCTACTTGTGCGTCATCACCTTGAGTGTCAGCATGGCTATATGCAGTTGATGCGATATCATTTAAACCGCCCTCGTGGAAATATACTACGTTACCGATATTGGCATTACTGTGTCCGCTTTCAGTGTCTGTTGAAGACGACTTAGTTGCGAGGTTAATTTTTTTGATTAAACGATAGACTGGTGCTACATTGTCAGTTTGTGCGTAATGCCTGTAAAGATTGAGACCCGTGATGCGTGGATTATAATCGTCAGTGTCAACAGTAAGGCTTAAATGTACAGCATCATCATCCCCACTTACTGAGACCTTAAAAAATTGATCCTCTAACTGTGCCTCCTGTACGCCATCAAAAACTGGCGTAGCTTTATAGTAATACGTTCCTCCAGCTAATATACCTTTCTCTGTGCCCTCTTTTGTTAGCGTCCAAGTCGTAGGGTAGGTAGGGCTTGCTGTATCATATTTTAATGCATCATAGCTGTAGGCAGAAAAAAAGAATGTTCTATCGATATATTGTAAAAAACCAGCGTCCTGATCTTTCCCATTTGCAAAGCGTAAACCGTTTGCTAATGGTATAATCTGTATGTCGCTCGGTTGTGTGCCACTAAATGTTTTCAGAACAGACTTTGACGTGAAATCTTTATTAAACTTTACAATTTGTTTGCTTTGTGACTCATAGCCTATCCAGTTTGCACCACCAGTAAGATTGTCGTCAACCCAATAAAATAATTGCGTTAAGTGAGTTCCGTTTAATGTGCCCTTAGATTCTAAGCCTTTTCTTTTTTTTAATTTCCCCAATACATCTACATCAAAGTTCTCAGTTAAAGTAGAGGCATTAAGGGGAATATCTTCAGCGTCTACATTAGTTACCAAACCACCGTCAAATATTGGTATTTCGACTATCATAACAGAACATCTTTTATCTGCCCAGCTCCATACTCTTGACGGCTCTGAAATTGTCCTTTAACTATATCCCTGTTGCGAGTATATCTAGCCATATGTCTATCAGAAATATCATATCGCCCCTCATCTTCAAAAAGCATGGCTTTTATATAATCAATTAACATAGGGTGGTAGGCTTGAAGTATAGACGGTTTATCACCAGCAGTTGAATGACTATATGTTAATCCTGCCGTTGTTGCACGTGCACCCAAGCCAATGGTATCCCAGTTGTCTAATAAATTTTCCCAACTAGACTGCTCCTGAAGATTCATTGCTTGTTCGGCGTCTAGCTGAACAATTTCTTCACTCGCCTGAAAAGTACCTGACTTGTCAGACAAAATAAGTGTACCAGTTTTATTGTCGTTAATATCTTCAGCTACTGTAGCCGTGGCATTGGATGTCCTTCCCTGTATTTCCTTACCTACAACCCAGTAGCCTGACTTTAAATTGGTGTAATTAAGTTTCACATATGCAGTGGCGCTATCATCTAGATTGTTAACAGTAGCTACATAATCAAATAGTAGCCTTCCAACTGTAGAAGGTGATGGGTATAAAAAAAGACTGTTCCCTTTTATTTCATAATATTCGGGTGTACCTGTGCGGAAAGTCCCATCTGAATTGCGTCGTGAATACAGTTTATGTTCAGGATAGAGTCGCATAACTCTATTACGAAATTCAACGTGACTAGCTAATTCAATGAAATCATCAGGTAATTCGATTTCTCTGTCATCTTTATCGATATAAACGCCACGGGATCTTTCATACGACTTTGTATGATAGGCAAAATCTTGTTGAGCCTCTTCCCCATACTTTTTAGCCTTAATCTTTACTTCATCATTAGGCTCAAAAGGGACACAGGCTCGATCTACGATCTGTGACCAAAGCATTATGCTCTACCTTGTGTACCAATACCTTTAGGTTTTTCGACCTGATATCTGTCATTTAGTGCTTTTACTTGATTAACTGCATTTGTGTAAGCTACTCCAGCTCTATCAGGCTTATTATCCATTTTCCAAAGCTGTGATTCAGCAAAATCTAATACAACTTCATGTAAAGCCACATTTAACTCACATTCAGTTGAATTGTCAGCTATGTCAGTTGGATTTTTTAGATACCAAACGTCAACAGCTCCATTAGCTTTTACAGGTTTTACATAAATTGCCTCATTAAAGATATAAGCTACAGGATTTGAATCAGAACCAGCTAGGTAAGAATTTTCTAATCTTTTAGCGTCTTGAGGTTCTATCATATTAGCAAAACCTAAATCAACACTTGCGTTGCTAACCACATCATATACATTTAAAGCAATTACACCACCTCTAATTGGGTCTATTGACAAACCACTAAAAGTTACCTTTCCTTCTGCATCTAATCCATTTCCACTATCATTTCCAGCGTATGCGTTACTAGCAAATACAGCAGAGTCGATTTCCTGCAATTCTGTTAAGTATGCGTTGTCAATTAAATTAACAACGGTTCGTTGGGCAATATTAATTGCCTTAATTTTTGTTGCACTGGTAAATGATGCTTGATCAGGGTCTTCCAACCTCAGTCCCAGCATATCTATCATTTCAGTTCCAGTCATTTTTTTCCCTTATTGTGTAAAGTGGGGTGCGTTTAAACACCCCACACTTACGGTTTTTATGATTGCGTTCCTACTTTAACCCAAGTGCCAGTAGCGACTGTACAAATGTACAATTCGCCTGTACTTGTGTTAACGTATATAGAACCCTTCACAGATGCGTGATTAGGTGCACCCTGCCCAGTGTACATACGCACACCACCAATAGCAGTGTAAATGAACCCACCAGCATCTTTTTCAGTAACCATTCCGACGGTTTTTTTGTCAGAACTTGATTGAGCTGTTGCCATTATATCCTCCTATTAGTATGAGCTTGGTAACCCTGTTATAACACCCTGATAGCGAGGAGCAGAACAGGTTAATGCTCCAAGCCATAGAATCTTTGCAACCCTAGCGTCTTGGTTAAGAGGCTTTTGGTAAGGTTCAAATGCAAAGTTTCTCTTTCTGTGATGCCTGAATTGCATAAAGTTCTCATTTAAAAAGAACATCATGCCATCAGGACAATGGTCGTCAGCAAATACTGGGATATCACGGAACAATAAGTTTCGGAATCCCGCATCGGCAGTAGAACCAGCAGACGCGCCAAAACGCTTTTGAGCCACAAGTGACTCTTCATATGCGTCCAGTATTACAGGCGTGGTCACAATCATTGTTGGTCTTTGACCATCAATAGTTAATGAACTCACCGCTTTGCGAAGGTGGTCTTGAATGTAGTCCGCATCACCATCTGTAGCAAGGTCAGCATAAGTAGGCGAGTTTCCACTAGCCAATATATACCCACCATCCCACCAAGTGTATGTGGTAGAATCAATACCGCCCAAAGAGCGATCTGCTTTGATTATGTGCTGTAAACCAACAAAATCGTTACCTGAACCATCTTGTGTGCCATACAGCGTTGTGCCGAAAGTATCTTTCATAGATTTTTCGGCGTTCTTGACTTTAGCCTCTAACAGATCGATTACTCTCTCCGCACCATCATTTAAAGCCTCTTCTCTACCTGAGATAGAAATAGTCGCATACATCTGTTTCCAGTCATAAGATGCGTCAGTAAAGACTTCTGTGGGTGCAGTATCAAGTACATCATATCCATTATAGAAACCAACAGAACCAGCTTTAGCGTATTCTACTGGTTGTAGAACTTTGTTACCACTAGCACTAGCTTTAGATTTCCGTAATAGGCGATGTGTCAAGACGTTGCTTTCGAAAATATTATCTACAAGCAAAGGAATATATTTATCCTTCGTTAGAGCAGATAAATTATCATAGTTTAAAGCCATTAGACTTTCCCCCTATATATGATTTATTTAAATAGCTGATAATCCTTTAAAGCAACTTCCCTAGCGTGGTCATAATCGGGTGATTTCTCCACAGTTGGACTATGGTCACCTTTCTTATTACTATCCACTTCGGGAATAGCTTTGAGGTCTTCAGCCTCCTTTAACTTTTCCATCGCCTTCAAAACTGCGGACTGGTCAGTCGCTCTAGCTTGAGCTAGAATAAAAGCATCTTCTAAATCGGAAATATTCCGATCTACGGCAATATCTAACACCTCTGATATTGCATCGCTATCATTCTCAAGCTCAGGGTGTGCCTTAACAAGAGAATTAATTTCATTAGCAACTTGCTCTTTAAGTTGCATCTCTTGTACTTGAGCTTCTAGTTGGTCTATTCGATCATCTCGAACAGGCTCCTGCTCCTGAGGTTGTTCCACATTTTCTGAAAACTTTACAGTGGACTCCTTAAAAAACTCATGGTCTTCGCCCAGTAAGTCTTTCATGGTTTCTACGACTTCTTCGTCCTTCATCACACCATTGATTCGGTCAAATTCAGCTTTAAGCACTTTTTCTTGATTAGCAATGTCTTGAGCTTTTTGAGTGTTGCTCTTTTGCCAATCCGCCTTATTTTGGGAGTCCTTAATGAACTCCTGTAGCTGTTCAGTCGTATAAGCTTGCCCGTCGATTTCGATTTCACTGAAATCAGTTACTTCAGGCTTACTATCCTCTGTAGGTACGGGTTCTAAAGAATTTTCGGGTTGCTCAGTTTCCTGAGTCTCTACTGGTTCATCAGTCGTTGCCTCACTGTTTGGCATACTTGCGGTTTCTGTAGCCTGTTGCTCCCCCTCATCGGGTGTAAACAGGGAGTCAGCTACTTCTGTGTCTACTTCGACTCCGTAAGTGCCACCACTTATGTTCTCACTCATTTTGTATCCTTAATACGTTTTATGTGAAAACTGTACTGTATAAATCTCTTTCTATCTAGACCTTTAAAATAGTAAAAGCGTCTACTATTACACCTGATCCATTAATTCAGGGTTATTAATTAAATTTTCATATATCTCATCTTCACTGCCACCAAGCTCTTCAGGTCTCATAGGTTGCTCTGCCTGAGCTTTTTCTTCCCTAATTTTAGTCAGCAACCTTTCTTTGCTAGGCATTTCCATATTTTCCACGATGTATTCAGGATCGGTGACAATACCAAGCTGGGCAAGTTGTAAAATTTTGTTTTCAACAAACATTCTATTTTCAGGTAGCATTGAGCCCGCCTTAGCTCTCACCATCAAATCTATATCTTTAAACATAATACCAATCATGTCGCGGGGTTCTGTCACCCCATCATTACCAACATAGTTAACACGTATAACTTGGTTACCTAAGTGTTTAAACATTGCAACCCACATTGCACCCAGCACAGATATAGCCTGATCTAATGACCGAGATTTAAAGTCAATTTTGGTCGTGCTGGCTTGTCTGTATATCTGAGCCTGTACTCCACTCGTCACATTGCTTGCCTCTTTACCTTGCGTCGCTTTATTGACTCCACTTACCGTCTCAAACACGTCTCCCAATAGCTGATAGAAGTTGAATATATATGATGGCATACTGGGCGGGGATTGCATCTGTACATTCCCAGCACCTTTTTTTCTAATAATTTGTCCCGGCTTATTTGTAATTTGGTTTTCTACCCCTGTGGACTCATCGATGATGAACATCGGGTTACTAGTCAGGGCGATATTATCTGAAACTTGCGATGCTATTCTATCCATCGCGAGGTTTAAGGACTTTAATCTTTTCGGCTCAGGCTTTCCCCAAAACGAGTGAGGAGAACCAGTATTTTTAATAGTGATAAACGGAAAAGGGTGCGGACAGTGATTTTCCTTGTTGAAGAAGGGGTATTTTGTTTTTCCGTCATATAATAATACTCCATTACTGATAATAACCTGACGCATCCCGTTAGGATACTTCATTGTTTTCTCTTGCTTACCGTCTTCTGTATAAGTGTATTCTTTTGAAGGATCACGCATATAGCATTCAATCACTAGGGCACGGGGCTCTAAGTCTTCCATTGCTTTACCATAGCCTTCATAATAATTGGTTTCTGTTCCTTTGGTATCGGTCACCTGAATCTTATCATCACCAAAATTAGATGTACCAATTTTCGTTGCAGAATATTTATCCAAGTTAGACATCGGCTTAACATACTGACCGTTTTCAAATCGCTCTTTAATCTCATAGATTGGCATAGCAGATGCGAGGCACACCCATTCAGCATTTTCTAACTTTGTGGCGGATGGGTTAACATAAAAATTAAATGGGTCAATTACATCACAGTCGGGCATATCATCGACATTATTCCAATGTGTTTTTAAAATACCCGTTCCATATACTAAATAGTCTAATAAAAATTCAGGAATAACATTCTGCATATCCCTTATCTGCCACAGTTCATCCATGAATGCCTGTATAGTATCTGCAACATTTGCCCCCTGATCGTCACCAGTCACAGACATAATATCAATTTTTGGCGGTCTTGAGGAAAGAATGGGGATCATTGTGTCTATAGCTGAGGCAATCAAGTCCACTGTGATTTGATTCTGAAACCGAGGCATATTCATGCCTTCCCAGTGATTTCCCTGATATAGCCCCTCTGCCTCTCTCCATAACTTCGTTATTTCAGATCGGGCAGTTTTAGCCATCTGAAACATATTTTCAGTTCGCTTTACTAATTCGTTTTGTTGTGGGGTTGGTTTATAATTTTCGTTCAACATTGTCTACCTATTGGATGAATGGCTGGATTGGATTCAATATCAATATATCTTGTGGCAATATTGGCTATCGCCTGATCATATTCACATTGTTCGTATGCACCTAGATCAATATCCGATGCATCGTTGGCTGGTAATTGAATTTCTATAATACTGCCGAAATCGTCAAATAATATCACCGTGACTAATTCCTGATTCCGTCTAGATTTGATTCCATCGCTAATAATTTTTCTAGCTCCATTTGTAAATATGGTTTAACTGATTCTTTACTTGGACTGCCTAAGTACATAAGACCGTATCTAAGCGCATCAGGTGCGTGGTCTTCCTGAGTCGTATCAAGGTCTTCAGGGCGCTTTTCACTATGCACAAGCATCGGCAAAGTCCTAATGAGATTTTTGCAGTTTGAGAAAAATTTAATGCGAGGCTCAGGTTTATCCGAATCATTCCATTCTAAATACTCACGTACTACGTTCCACCCGTTGATTCTGTCGTTATTTGCACGATTTACTGACACCCCATCAAACAACATAATATCAGCAATAGACATATGTGTAGGCATCGCGTTAGACCAGTTTTGAGTGTTTTGTGGGTTGCGTATCCACATGGATGGATCACCAAGCGTGTTCTCATATTTTTCATCCCCACTCCACTCTTTTATTTTTTGGGTATGGTAGCTGAGGGGCTTTTGTTTTTCATAATGTTCCCGATAAACGTATGCGTTACCATCATAATCCACTGCAATCCATAAACAACAGAAATAATTAGCAAAACCATAGTCAATAGCGCGGTAACGATGCCAGTCATCAGGAATTGGAAAAGGTTCACAAACGTGTTTTTCATGGCGCCACCTTTGGAAGTATTGTCCACTAAATACATCCCAACTACCATTTAGCCAAGCCTCACGCAACTCATCAGGTAAACCTTTTAATGTGTTTACATATTCAGGGTCGTTTTTCATCAGGGTTGGGTTGTCATATACAGTAGATGGTATAAATACTCGTGTACGGTTAGTGATTGGGTCTACATATTCCTCTTCACGCGCTACATCAACAAATCTTTGTTTAACCCACATATGACCAGCACCACCCGGATTTGTCGTACAAAAAACCTGAGGCTCTAAGCCTTTTACAGTAGAACGGCAAGTAGATATAAGTCGTAAATAGTTTTCTTCGTTTGGTATAATAGTAAGCTCTTCAATCAATATCTTATGATATTCGTGACCAAGATACTTATATGTAGCATCACTGTCAGCTAAGTGACCCGTTCTAATCTTAGCTCCGCTTGGAAAACTAAATTCTGCTGGGTTTCCAGTTACTTTAACCCCCAAGCTCCTATAAAACATTCTTGCTCGGTCAATCCAGTCACGCAAGTCATCATAATTTCTACGAATGACGAGACCTCTATACTTTTCATTTTGCAAATACTTGGGTTCTATCATCCAAGCTAAACCAGCCTCGGTCTTACCCCCTCCTCTCGCACCTCCGTAGCAACATTCAAATGCAGTTTGTTGAAGGGCTTTAGTCTGCTGTCCCTCGTGAGGTCGCCATATTATTTTTTCAGGCATATTTAGGCTTCAGCGGATATATCTTTTATTACCTCCTCCGCTACACTATCAACTTCGGATGGCATATGGGGGCGGGGGGGCTTGTTGATTTTTTTCTCAGGGAGAACAATAACACCTTGAGATATTTCACCTTTAACATCCATCTCAACACTTTTAAGATGGGGGGCAATGCGGTCAATCAGCACGTTAATAGCTCTCCATTGATTATCATCTCCATCCAACATAGCGGTGTCAAATATTTTTTGCAGTAAAGACGGGGTTTGGGGGTGGTTGCGAATCCATTCTCCCCAAGACTTTGCTAGATTTTTCTTTTTGTTTTTCATTTACAATATTTCCTGTGTGAATAACTAACTAAGACTGGCACGGTGCAGAAGTACCCATCGACGGATACGGGGGTCAATATCACAATAACGCTCATAACGACCATTCCACACTGAACAATTCCACTGACAATCCCACTGATCACGACATCCTTCTCGACGACAAACTGAGGGTCTAGAACCCTACCCAATTAATTTAAGCATTATATATGGTGTCATTGCCTGATCCTGAATTTCAAAATCGATAAAACGTGCCTGAATCGGGTGCATAATAAACCCATTAATACCTCATTCCTAACACATTCATACAAACTATTTCTCGTCGATAAACACAATTATTATCATTATTTACTTGACACGAGTGTGACAGATGTGATACCTTTGTGGTGACGTTTATATGAGTTTATTGACAATTTGATGATTCGCTGGTGAACACACGACACACTGCCTGAGAGCTGTCGAGCGAATAAGAGGAGCTAAGTCTCTAGAATGCACTCCTCGAACCTATGTTTAATTCTCCTTGAGCTGGAACGTGAAGGCGTTATTCAGTTCGTTACTGACCAGCTCACAACGACAACATTGTCGTCAACACACAACAGGAGATAAAAATGCTTTTAAAACAACAACCCGAAAAAATAGGGAATGAAAATGCTGAATATATTGAAGTATTCCTATCCAATGGAGATCGTCTTTGGATTTATGATGATAACGATGGATATGGCTGGGTTAAGCTTATAAGACACGACGATGTAGAAAAGTCGCTCGTGACTTCCTATACAAAAAGAGACAGAGTCGTTAGTAGAGAAAAGCGATTCAATAACACGATGGTCAAAGGTCGGACGATTGAATTGCGTTCTGAACGGAATGACGTGGAAGATAACGACAAACGTACATTAGTAGAGGTGACACAGTTTTATCCACGAAAAAGAAGATAACCAATAGTCGAAATTCCCTGAGCAATCAGGGAATCATCAGGAGTTAGCCTACCTGATCTGAAGAGACAGGCTACACAAAACAAACAACAGGAGATGTTATGAAAATCGAAACGAGAGAACAGTGGTTAAACGAGATTGCTAAGTTCGTTAATCGTAGACTGTTTAAACGCCGTAAGATTCGTGGCTTTCAGGTCAAACCACTTGACCTAAAAACAGTTCAGTTCAACATGGCGTACAGCCCCAACCAGCGCATCAAAGCTCATGCACATAAAGGTGGTGTTGACGTTAAGCTCGGTCATATTGGATTGTGCCACTATGACTATAAGGTTGGCAATGAGCAGTTTGGTACAGAGATATTTATCACGCCAAACCTGACTGACCCAATCAAAATTGTAGGCGTATTAATCCATGAGATGATTCACGCTATCACTAAAGGACACGGTCATAAAGGAGCATTTAGAGATATTGCTCTAGATGTAGGTCTAGAAGGTCGGATGACAGCCACCACGGTTGGACAGGAGCTTGCTGATGAGATTAAAAGCTGGATTGCAAAAGTGGGCAAGTTACCTCATAATAAATGGATACCACGTAACGGTCGCAAGCAGTCTACACGTATGGTCAAGGCAGTATGTGATTGGGATCATTCTCCATATATCGCAAGACTGTCAAGGAAAGCGATAAGGGATCATGGCGCACCTATATGTCCAACGTGCTATGAACAAATGGATTTAGATTACTAATGGACGACCAATTACTAGACAGGATCGGATACTACTTGTGCCTGATCACTGCGCTGTACTTGATCGGTCATATGATCGCTTGGGCAGTTAGATAAACTCAGAGCTGGTGCTCTAGGGTAGGTTCGATTCCTACCCTGAGTTCTGTGACATGGTGTCACTACACAGAGAACATAACACAGGAGATAACATGGCAAACAAAAGCAACACTATCACCTTAAGAGACTGGAAGAGCAGAATGAATAAAGCCAGTCTTACAGAATGTGATGAAGTTCTAGATAAGATTGCTAAGGCTAAGTCAAATAGTAACTCAGACTACCTTTCAATTCAAGCCAACCTTAAATGGACAGACTTAGAAGGTTGGGTAAGTGATAGAAAACGACACATTCACTTTTTGTCCGATTTGCTCGGATGGGAAGGAGGTATTGAGTGATTCAAAAAAGTAAAGTCAAAAAGCTGATTAATTCTAATGGATTATCGGTGAGCTCACAGTCTTATGACTCTATCGAGCGTGTCGTAGCTGAGGTTATAGATCAGCTATGCGATAACGTCCGAGAAGACAATATGAAGACGCTCATGCCACATCACTGTGTTCTTAGGCACAAAACGGTGACTGAGAAAGCTCCAAAAGATGGAGTCAATCTTAAGCCACAGTTTTACAAGTGGGCTAGGACAGTGCAAGACTTCTGCCACGAACAGGCTACAATCCTGTCGAAAGAAGTCTAAGGATAGTTTGGAATTTGGGGAGGTTCGATTCCTCCCCTATCCTCAAGGACAATTAAGTCCTTACACAAAAAACAGAAAGGAGTTGCTGATGCAATTCACTCAAGTTGATAAGCTGTCTTTTACCCCAAGAGGAATAAAGAAGGGCACACTGAGAAAACGTACATGGATGAATAGGCTAAAAGTCGGCGAGGCTAAGGTCTATAAATCGACATCACCTATCATCCTGAATAGGTTGAGGAATCAGGTGTCAAGATTCAACAAGCTTAACGGCAAGAAACTTTCGGTAAGATCACTTGCTGAAGGAGGATTTGCTGTAATCAGAGTATAGCAAGTTGGATGTAGGGTATCTTGGAGTTTAGGTGGGTTCGATTCCCGCCATACCCTCAAAGGCAATTAAGCCTTTACACAAACAGGAGCTATTATGAAAGAGACACTATCACGACAAGAATGCTGGGATTATTTATTATCCCAACACAATAATGATGTGAGTAAAACAGCCCTAGCGATGTTAGAGGTACTTACAGGTGGAGCGAGTGATTTGTGGGATGATGAGAAACATGAAAGTTTCACATCAGCCCTCATAAAAAGGTATAATAAAGTAAAAGATAAGGGTCAAGGGTAGCTTGGTAGCTTGGGAAGGTTCAATTCTTTCCCTACCCTCAAAGGCAATTAAGCCTTTACACAAAACAGGAGATTAACATGAAAAAAAAGAATAAACATATCGATTTGTCACTTAATTGGCAAACTGGTATGAGGTATTTGTTGGTAGTAATCCAAAGTCACGCTAATAAATCATTTCTTGAGCAAGACTCAGATGGTGTTTCACCTAGAGATACTGTTAGAGAATTGCTACAGAATTGTGCTCAGGTGGCGGATTTGTATGTAGATCATATCAAGAAAAGTGAGGTGAAGTGATGGAAGGATATGATATATGCTATGACTGTGAGGAATCTCAAGAATATGGCACAATGAAAGATGTTGATATATTTGAGTTTGATATTTATTGTGATGATTGTTTACCTAAACATCAAGAAAGTGAGGTGGAATAATGCCAATGATCAAGCCTGTGAGCAAGACGATCAGGGCTTATATTAATAAGCCTACAGAAGATATGCTCAAAGTTAGGGCTGTGCAGATGGGCGTTAGTAAGGAACAGTTGGTAGGATTTATCCTCAAAAGCTGGTGTGCTCATGCACACACTACTAGCGAACCGTTTAAACAGGCTCAAGCTGAATTAAGCTAGGTAAACTAAAAGCCCCCTTAGGATTATTCCTTTGGGGGCTTTTTTTATTTACATTAGTCAAACCTAGTGCCAACCAAGTCGACTCCACATACTGTTTTTCGTCACTTCTTCTGTTGTAAATAAATCTTTCTCATGCGACGTAGTGCCTCTTCAAGTTCAGATGGACTAATAAAGACATAGCCTTGCTGACGCCGTTCAATATTCCGGACAACGCTCTCCACACAAGCCATTGCACTTTTGACTCCAATTTTAGACTGAGCAATAGCGACCCTAGATATGCAATCTTGCCAAGATTTATCCCCACTATAATCAATTCTAAAATCAAAGGGGTCTGCTGGCTTGAGTTTCTCAAAAGCTTTCGATTTTTTATACGGTATTCGCTTGGATCGTAGACCACTACTTCTTCCACTCATCCTTTAATACCGCCTGAAATATTGCCCCATAGTTGGTAATGTCCTGAGCCGTATCTTCTAGGCTCTCATTGTTGGGGCTCTGATCTGAGTCTAATATATTTAACAATCTTTGCACTTTATCGTTGAGTCGTATGGCAACACCTAATAGTGCCAGCCTTTTATTTCCATTCATTGCGATATTACCCATACCATAATCCATTTGCTTTCTAGCCATTAAACGGAAACATTCATTAAAATGATCCTTAATGCTGTTCATAAGGGTGGGGTATTCTGTAAGCATATGATCAGTTACGTCTTGTGAATTGTCTTTGACATTTTTCATCATGGTCTCTCCTTTCCTTTCCGTACTTAGGGAAATCGGGATATATGCCCCCATAGATGTAGTCATATACGTTTCCGCACTTGCTACACCACACGAGATGCTTGTCTCCCAAGTTTTTGTCATAGTTTATATTTGAATAGCCGTCAGGTTTGACTTCCTGAACGACTGATTTTGCTAGTTGGTCTATCACCCATTGGATGCTGTTTTTTGTAGACCACTTACCCTTTCTTTCACTTGCCAAAGTTGAATCTCCGTACTTTTTAATCGCTCCACCAATCTATCGACAGGCAAACCTTTTTTTGCCTTGTCAACGATCAACCTTGTATAAGTGCTCTTTATATGGGTCAAATTGCTCTCAAGCGTTTTTAGTTGTGTAAGCTGTTTGTTCGTGTTCTCTTCCGTTCCCACTTTCATTCCCACTTTCATTCTGACTCTCTACTCCAATTAACAGTAAGTCTCGTTGAATGCGACTTGCCAGTGCATAGTGCTCATCCCTTACGATACTTGGGTACTTGTAGCCGTATTTTTCAAACACTTGCAGTGCTAACAGTAATACCTCAATCCCCCCATCAGGTAAATCGTATCTATCCATCACTTACTTCCTTTTTGTTTTTTTTGTAAATCATTAATCAGGACTTTGATCCTCTCACGTTCCTGAATTTCAAATTCTTTTTTCTTGTATTTTTTCCTATACTGATCTTTGACAAATAGTATCTGCTCAATAGTGAAGTGCTGGTGAATGATCCATAATGCCCTGTAAGGGTGCTGATCAATCCATAAATGACAGCCACTACACAGTGCCAAGCAGTTGTATTCATTCCAGCGCGTCGGTATATGACCTCTACCATAGCCTAAGTGACAGCAGTGTAGCTTTCGGCTTTCTTTACTATTATCTTTGTCAAATTTCTTTCCACATTTAGGGTTTTGGCACGTCCAGTCTGCCCTATCTCTGATATACTGACTGAATATTCTATCAGTATAGGATCGTTTAATCTTTTTTGTTCTGTGAAACATCCAGCCTATTCTTTCTTAACTGTGCTCGATATTTCCTACGGACTTTCCTCATTTTTTTGTTGTCGGTTTCTAAATGCGTATAAATCTCGTCTTCTTCCTCAGGGATGACTTCTACATTGATGAAATGTATAAATTGCGATGCTCTCATTTGTCCTGATCCATCTCTTCTTTGATCTGATCCACTTCCTGTTGCAGTTGCTGGATTATTGCTGGGCTACCGTCACCCATTTTCAGCCTTAAAATTTCTCGATGCAATCTGTGATAATTCGTCTCTAAGTTTTGTTGACGTATTCTCTCTTTGGCTTGTTCTACGTTTGGTTTTTGCATTGTCCTTACCTTTCTCATTAAGATATATCTCAGCAAACTCACGCTGTTTTTTGGTTACCAGTTGTGGGTAGTTGTGATCATTTTCCCTTTCAAACTGTAACTCATTATGCACATTAAAATATCTTGGTATATTGGTAGGCACATCCATACCCGCACTACACTTACAGGCGTAAACAATAGTGGTATAATTATTAATTCTCTTGTCACGCTTGGGGCTGATCAGGTACGGCACGTATCCCACTCCCCCACAGTAATAGCAGTCATCATAGGCTTGTATCTGTTTCTGCGATCTTTTAATGAGACCTAAACTGTTGATAATTCCCCATAGCTGTTTAATCGTTGGGAACTTGTCCTCATTGTCTCTAACGTGTTTAAACAACTTCACACTTTTGTCCTGACCTAGCTTATCGAATATCTTTAGGTACTCGTTAAACTGTGCGTCCATCGGTCTCTTGCCGTGCACCGCGAACATCGTGGTCAGTAAATCTTCATTAGACATACTCAAACCCCTTCCTTACTTTTTCCTGTTTGGGTGGAATACTTCTCCAGTATTCTTGTTTCAGCCAGTTGTAGCTGGTCTTTATATATTGCGGATCAATGCGCTCGACGAAAAGCTCCATCGCTTGCTGTATCTTCCCCACGCTTTCCTTATGTACTGCCACCCGCCAATGTTTTTTAGTTAGCGGTTTATTAATTCTTCTGATGGATGGAATTGTTTTCCAAAACTTTTCAAAGTTATCACTTTCCTTATCCTTGATTACCGTTTCAGAAGATTCACGTATATGTTTATTATCTTCTTTATTATAACTCTTTATTATTCCTTTATCGGTTTCGACTATAGGGTAGTTATCGGTTTCGACTATACCCTCTAACCGTTTACGTAAAGCAGGGGTAGGGGCAATTAATCGTTTCGTGATTTGTTTTAAGTCGTTACGAACAAGTTTTATATCTAAATAATCCATCTTTTTAAGATTGTTTAGATGGACGCTTACACGATTTGGAGATATGCTAAGAATCTCACCTATATAATTATTTGTGGCAATACATGGCTTATCGCTACTGAGGTTTAATACCATACTAAGAATAATCTTTTGATGCAGAGTTAAATCATCAATGAGGAATACAGCTTTAGGTATCCATACACCTTTAAAGACTTCAGGTATCATGGCAAAGGCTCTTCGGTATAAGTATCAGGCAACTTCTTGATCAAACGATCATTTGGTACGAAATATGCTGGCTTACCATGTCCACCAAAATCTTTTTCCCATTCAGGGCGTTTCGCATCCTCACTATAGATACATCCCTTATATTCATATGTAGGTAACTCACCCCCAAGAGATACAATCCATATATTATTATCATCAGGTCTAACCTTAGTGTCGTTGCGGTTAGAATAGCGCACCTCGATGCCCCTTAAATCGTCTTCGTGAAATCGGTTAACGTGTTGTGACCAGTATCGATCACTTAGTTTGGCGAAGGCTAACTCAGCTATTGCGCCTTGCTGGTGATGTAGTAACCCCTGCTCAGGGTAACTTCTAGGAAATCTTGTAGTCCTACCTTTAAATAATGACTCTAAATATCTTAGAGTACCAATTTGTGATCCGTTTAAACACTCTGTAAATGATAATCGTATTTTAATGGGGTGTGGCTTGTCCATTTTTTTTGGCTTGTTTTTGTTCGCGTTTCCAGCGCTTTATGGCATTGTGTTTTTTTCGTCTGAGCTGTTTACGTGCTTTTGCTTTGCGATTAACTAGTCTCATATTCAACCTTTAAGCACCAGCATGGCTCAACATATTTAGTTTCGAAATCATACGAGTGACCGTCACTACAGGCAGTACAGTCCTCATCACGATATTTTTTAAACAAAGCTATTTGTTCTCCAATATCCATAGATTCAGCCAGCTCGCATAATTTCTCGAAGGTCATGTTAGAAAGGCAATCCGTCGTCTTCCTGTCCACCACTTTGTGGTACACTTGCTTTCATGCTCATGTATGGCTTGCCCTGTTTACTCTTGGTCTTCCACCCAGCAAGATTCCACTTCCGTCCTTCTATGGTGATTGAACCAGTCATATCAGGTGCTTTATCATTACCCTTTTTGTCATTAGGGAATAATGAGCCTGACCCATCTTTCTGTTCGTAAGCCATTATTAGCTCCTTTTTAGTTTAAACTTTTTGCGTGGCTCATATCGTTTTGCCATCACCCACGCACCTTTCTTTCCGTATATACTCAATCCTAATCTCAGAATGCGTCTCCAGTCGTCAGCCAAATCCCAGCTCACCTCACTCATCTTGTAGGTTGGCTTGATCCTGTATCCGCACTTGATATATAAAGTATATAGTTTTTCAATTTTGTTTTTGGGGAACATATAATTGTGGAGCAATCCGTACGCTATAAGCTGGTACTCGTGGCTGTCCACTTCCGTCCCAGTCTTAATATCTAATATACTTGGCACGCCATCAATTAATCCGATGAAGTCTACAGTTCCAGCATAGGGTACATTGGTGTCGAATAATTTTAGCTCCGTATCCCATGTCTCAACCTCATTATCATCATACCACTTGCAAAAGCTCTCAAGGTACAACCGAACATTGCGTTCAATCGCTGAATAGCCACCACCTTCTTGAATATCTGCGTCGGTTAAATGACGCTGTATACAATCAGCGATGTCCTCCAGCGCGATCTGTTTATCATTGAGGAGATGTTCACATAGAATATGAACGGCTGTACCGAGGTGAGCTTTATAATCCCTTATAACATCCGCACGATGACCATTATTCTTGAGCCAGTTGTCAAAGCCCTGTCCTTTATTGAGCACATGACCGAGGATAGTCGTTACGGATAGGGCTAAGAATGGATGTTCAGATTCGTCAGTAGGGTCTTTATAAGCTCGACCCAATGGGGTTTGCTGACGAACCGTTCTAGGGAAATAATTTGTTAAATAATGGTTGGTTGGCTTTTTACTTTTTGCCATTTAAGGTGCGCTGGTTTAAAAAATCTTCCAAATAGTTAAGTGGTATGCGATAGCTACCGTTGTTTGGAAGTTTTATGGCTTGGAGTTGTCGATCAGTAATATACTGCCTTATAGTACGCGAATTGAGTTTCAATAATTCAGCAACCTCATCAACAGTTAAGAATTTCTGTTGCATTGCATTAGGGTTCATAAGTATTATCTTTCCGTGGAATCATATCAAATACGCTGTGAATCTACAAAAGTACACAAATATAGTGCAAGCATATTTATGCAAATTTTCATCAAGAGGAGATGAATCAATGTCAACAGCAATCGCTAAAAAAATAAGTAGAATTAGAGCACAAAATAAACTTACACAAAAGGAGTTCGCCCAACTGTGTAATATCAGTAAATCGGTGTTATCGCAGTATGAACAAGGGACTCGAAATCCAAGTAATAAGGCTCTATACCGAATTTGTAATGGACTACAATTAAGCCCAAAAGTGTTTGGGCTACCAATTAGCCATATTTTATATACCACCCAACCACATCGAAATAAAATCAAACAAAAAGAGAAAGGAGACGCGCCTATGGACAATCGCCTCCAAAACCACTTGCTTGATGAGATTGAATCGCTCAAGGTATTGAACGCAGAACTCGTTAATCAAATGAAGATATTAGAATCTAAACCCCCACCACAATTTGCTTGGTCAGAATCATCTGCCGAAAAATTCGCTGTTGAACTCAATGCCGATTCCACATTTCAAGAGATTGCGTCCGAATTGAATATCAAAAGCGAAC